GTTTAGTCATGGCTACGCCTCCTCACCGAACACGGCATCCCACTCCTCTGGAGTGACACCGGAAATTAAAAACTCTCTGTCTTCAGGACAGAGTTCTGGCATGGCATCTTGTATAAGCGCACCGCCAGACATCCACGCTCTGAGCATTTGCTCAGTGACAGGAAGATCTCTGGTATGTTCCATACCAGTTAATTTGGAAGTCTTAGTTACTAACATTGTAATTTACTCCGTAAATTTGGGGCATAAAAAAAGGGGACATAAAGTCCCCTTGTGAGTGGTGGTAGTGATGAATTACTTTTCGAGAGCATCCCGAACTTGATCAACGATCAAGTCAAAGTCTAACTCAGGATTTGCTTTCAGCAACTTGACCAAGTCACTAGCTACGCTAGCTTCTGTGATCTCAGGAGCATCTGGTGACTCTTGAGTCGTAGACTCATCCAGTGACGGATTGCCGTCAGTAGACTCAACCTCTGGTTGAGAATTCTCATCCTCAGTCTTCGACTGAGCTTTCTTCCAAGCAGTGTACTGCTTTCTCAAACCCGAAGGGTTCCGAGATGACAAATCACCTTTGGTGATAAGCTCCTGCAAACTGTCCCAGTTTGTATCGAGCCACATAAGATCGTTCCGATCTTGCCGAGTCACCACTTTCAGTGGTGTTTTAGCGATTGCTTGACCGAAGTCCTTATCGGACTTGTAGAGAGAACGGTACTCATTAAGTACCGTACCAACTGAGCGAAGCTCAGAAAGATGCTTCTTCTGGGTCAACTTGATCCGTTTGTAAATCTTCGCAGAAGATTCCAAGCGATCATTAAGACCTTCGGTCTCTGCTGTCAAATCAGCTTTTGTGAAAGCTGAAGTGTCAACACTAGACAGCTTCCTTGAAGCTGACTTACTGTCTTTAGCCAACTTGTTGGCTGAGTTGCTGTTGCCAAAATCTACGATTTTTGAGTTGTCGATTGCAGTGTTCATTCCACTTTCCTCTATCTATTTGTTTCACTATAAAGAGGATTTTTATTCCCCTTTCACTTCGTTCAAGGGGTAAAAATACTCTGTGAAACATAATAGATGAGAGTCAGGCCAGCCGTCAACCAAGCCAGACTGCTACTTACCTACGTCCTACTGCATTTATATGCCAACAATAGTTGTCATAGTAAATGCTTATAGTAGGACTTGGTTCAGTGACGGATTGCCGTCAGTAGAATTGGTATAAAATACCAATGACCACAAAAGATGCATGGGTCGGTGCTATGCACCGAGTCTGGGGGATCACCCTTTTGTGATGCCAGATTCTATGATCAAATGATATGAAATCATTTGTAGGGTAGAGCTAAGCCTATGATTTACAAGGTAAATCTACATGCAGTGTGAACACATCACGCTGAGTGCAGATCCACACACCGTCAGTGAGCGCATTATGCGGGTCAGACAGCGCATTTGGGCGGGGCGGGCGAGGGACACCCCCCGGTCTACCCGTACGTATGTATGTACAGATACACAGAAGTGGAAAATTGAAGTGTTAACCACTATGCTCACACACGTATTGTACCTACACTTAGAGTGCTCAACCAACCATGTTATGCAAATCAATGACTTACAAGCAAAAGCGTAAGGGCATTTAAACTGTAACACAAAAATAACTTGACAGGATCTTTGAAATAGATATAACTATGCCCGTAGGGCACAACATATGATGTGCGTTCAGTCCCTTCGGTCCCTCACCAAATAAAATAAAAAAACGCATTTGTAAATGCCTACACATCATGTGTAGGATATGATACAATACTAAAATAAATACCCCTCCTATATGTACTCCCCTCTGTACATTTCTCATTAGTCAAGAAATTTCACTTGACATTTGTCTACTTACGAATATAACTATGGACTATTCATCTGTACTAAAACACATAAAGTCCCGTGAGGGACTTCTAGAAACTTTATATCACTGTCTGGAAAGTGGGAACTCTCTGGACAGTATTCATATTCCCCATTCTGATGTCTTCTTTGTACGTGAAGCATTAGAAGATAGATTCGGTTGTACTCTATCTTTGGAGCAAGCTGAAGAATACATGAAGGAGGCTGGCTGGCGTGATACCAGAACGAGTCAAGAACAAGATGAAGGAGTTAGGTCTTTCGGGAGTGAACAAACCGAAGAAGACCCCTTCTCATAAAACGAAGTCCCATGTCGTGATGGCTAAGGAAGGTGACAACTATAAGTTGATACGCTTCGGTCAACAGGGCGTTAAGGGAGCAGGCAAATCGCCGTCATCCGAAAAGGATAAAGCACGTAAGCGTTCGTACTACGCACGACACAATGCACAAGGTAAGCCGACAACTAAACTGTCAGCTAAGTACTGGTCTCACAAGGTTAAATGGTAATACTTGTATGAAGAAAGTTCCAGAGAAAAACAAAGGTCTCAAGAAGCTACCAACACAAGTCCGTAATAAGATGGGCTACATGGCTAAGGGCGGCAAGGCTACAAAGTTCCAGCCTTGTGCTAAATGTACATCACCACGCACATGCGAGCGCATGGGCAAGTGTAAATTGAAAGGGAAGTAATTTAAATGGCAGGCCCAGCACTCGCAATCCCAGCTATCATGGGTATCCTTCGCTTCGCCGCATCGAAAGGTGCTAAGGAAGCAATAACTAAATATGGACGGTCTATGTATAACGAAGCCGTAGCGGCGGCTTCTAAAGCTGACAAGATGGGTGGTCAGATCCGTACCCAACTAAATCGTTTAGGTAAAGAGATGAAGGCTGGTCTACCAGCAAAAATTCGTAACTCTTTGCCTTCAGTGACATCGCAGGCAAGTCGATCTCCAGCAATTCGTGGTGGACGTTCCCGTGCCGTGCAAAAGAAAACAGTTGAAGGTGAGTACATTCCTAAGTCCCAAAAAAGTGGGACACCTTCAACTGAATCTCGTCGAGGTAACACCTATCAAGGTAGTACTGGTGGTGGCGGTAAGGAACCGCCAATTTACGCAAACAGATCAGATCGTTTCGGTGGAGGCAGGGGCCAAGGACCACAAGGCCGTATGCCTAAGCGAGCAGTAGGTGCTGGCGTATTAGCAGGAGCGGCGGCAACATCAGTCGGCGACGGTGAAGCTAAGAAGACAACAGGGTCTTCATACACGATCAAGAAGGGCGACACACTTTCAGCGATTGCGAAGAATTCAGGTGTACGTTTATCAGAACTCCGTGATGCGAACCCGCAGGTTAAAGATCTCAATAAGATCATGCCCGGTCAGAAGATTAAACTTCCCGGTCAGACAATCAAAGGTTCAGGCAAGTCTATCTATGAGGGTATGACGAAAGCTGAAATGGAAAAGATGGCAATGAAGCAGAAGGCACGTGCTGGTCGTGGTGGACGTGATGTCTCAGCGAAGACTGAAGCTGACGTACTTGCAATGCTCCGTCAGGAAAAGCTACGCCGTCAGAACAAAGAGACGACAGCTAAGAAAGCGAAGGGTGGCATGGCTAAGAAGTCTTACGCTAAAGGTGGCTATGTTAACTGTGGTGCATCGATGAAGCCAACACAGAAATCATCACGAGGAGTTAAGTAATGCCGGGCATGACAGATAAAGAAAAAATTGCATTTTATGAGCGGCAGATGCGCAATAATAAAAGAGGTTCTGATCCGTACATGAGAGCCTTGATTGAGTTACGCAACATTCCCGGCTCAGGCTATGAAATGCCATCTAACACAGAAGATCAGCCAATGGCGAATGATCCATCTGAAGCAAAGCCTGAGAAGTCATCTACCATGAAAGATGGCGGTATGGCTCGTGGTAAAGGTGGCAAGATGTACCAGCATAACTACGCAACCGGCGGTAGCGTCGTAGATCATTTAAAGAAGGGTAGTAAGTAAATGTCTAACTGCAAGATGGCTAAAGGCGGATCAGTTAAAGGCAAGACACATTACTATGCCGCAGGCGGTATGGTACAGGACCAATTGTCTAAAGCTACTGGACATCCTAACAACATGATGGGCAGACAGCAGATACAACGTAGAATGCCCCAGTCTGTACAAGCAATGACTGCCCTGCCCGGTGAGACACCAGCAGAGCGTTCTAAGCGTTTGCGGTCAGGTGGTTAATCAATGGCGTTAAACGTCACCCGCCCCTCACGATTTAAGAGTTATGGCTTACACGCCATACTTGATAATACGCCGTACACTGTATACACCTGCCCTCCAAACACTGTAGCGTACATGTCACTGGTGTTTGTGTCTAACGCAAGTGCTAGTGCGACTGATGTCAGTGTTGCGTGGGATGATGATGACAGGGGAACACCGATTGTAATCATCGGCGGTAAGAATTTAGCTCAGGCTGATTTCATTCAGTTAGCCGGTTCTTTTCTTGTGTTAGAAGAAAACGATACAGTGAAGCTAACTACAACGAATACTTCCGGTGGTAATAACCCAGATGTCAGTATTATTGTTACTGTTGAAGAAGTGTTCCTACCAAATGGCTAAAGGTGTAAAACATTACTATAAAGATGGTACGGAGCATACTGGGTCTACACACAAAGACCCATCCGGTAAGTTAATGTCGGGTGCTCGCCATACAAAGAACAGTAAGTACCTGTATCACTTTAAGGAACTATCTAAAACTGCTCAAAAAAAGGCTAGACCATAATGCCATACAAATCTAAAGCTCAACAAGCCGCTGTCGCAATCTCAATGAAGAAGGCTGGTAAAAAGCCATCAGAAATTAAAAAACATATGGCAAAAGGTGGCAAGGCGACAAAGAGCAAAGTCAATGAATCTGGAAACTATACCAAACCATCACTACGCAAACGACTCTTTGAGAAGATCAAGGCAGGTGGTAAAGGAGGTGCTCCGGGACAGTGGAGTGCAAGAAAGGCACAGATGCTCGCAAGAGAATATAAAGCACAGGGCGGCGGATACAAATCGTGAAGGCACCCCAGAAGTCTTTAAAGGCTTGGACAAAGCAGAAATGGCGCACCAAGAGTGGCAAGCCATCCACCCAAGGACCGAAAGCTACAGGCGAACGTTACTTACCGGAAAAAGCTATCAAGGCACTTTCGGCGAAAGAGTATGCCGCCACTACGAAAGCGAAGCGGAAGGGCACAAAGTCAGGCAAACAATTTGTAGCACAGCCTAAGAAGGTTGCGAAGAAAGTGAAACCATACAGGAAAATTAAGTAATGGCACGCCAATTAACTGAGAAACAACAGAAGTTCCTAGACGTGCTTTTTGAGGAGGCACGGGGTAGTGTCGTAGAAGCGAAGAAGCTAGCTGGTTATTCGTCTACACAATACACAGGTGCTATCGTAGAATCCTTAAAAGATGAAATACTAGAACGTACCAACATGTACCTCGCCCAGAACGCACCTCGTGCGGCAATGGCTATGGCTGGTGCGTTAATTGACCCTACTGAGCTAGGCATTAAAGAAAAAATGCAAGCGGCTAAAGAAGTCATGGATCGTGTAGGGATTGTTAAATCTGAGAAGGTACAAGTTGAAGCTACAGGCGGTGTGATGATACTCCCACCGAAACGAACAGAGGATGACGACTGAAAGAGGTTCAGGTAAGTGGATACTTGCTCAACCTGAAAATGTTATTAATGATGATGACTTTCTTCCTATACCTAGAATAGCTAGAACTATTCCATTTGGTTACATGGAAGACCCAGAAGATAGTGATCAATTACTCCCGATTCCAAGAGAATTAAGAGCATTAGAAAAAGCTAAAGAATATTTACAACAATATAGCTATAGAGAAGTTGCAAATTGGTTAACTAAACAAACTGATCGCAGTATTTCTCACATGGGATTAAAGAAACGGGTAGAAAGTGAGCAATCCAACAAAAGACGAAGCGCAACTCTCCGCCAGTGGGCCGAAAGGTACAAGAAGGCGATCTCCAAAGCGGAAGAGATCGACCGCACAAGGCTCGGCGCAAGGAAGTCGCAAATCGGTGTCACAGCCGAAGATACAGGTGATGGAGAATCCGCAGGCTGAACCTGAGTTTGAGCCTATTCGTCCTGAACAAGAACATAACGTAATATTTAAACCGAATGCTGGTCCTCAGACTGAGTTCTTAGCATCTGGTGAAAGGGAGGTTCTGTATGGAGGTGCCGCAGGCGGTGGTAAGTCTTATGCTATGTTGGCTGACCCGTTACGATTTATGGGTCACCCATCATTTAGCGGGCTGTTACTACGACACACAAATGAGGAACTAAGGGAACTCGTTTGGAAGTCTCAGGAGATGTACCCCAAGATCTGGCCGGGAATAAAGTGGTCAGAGAGAAAGATGCAGTGGACTGCCCCTTCAGGCGCAAGGCTTTGGTTTTCGTATTTAGACAGGGACGAAGACGTTATGCGCTACCAAGGGCAAGCGTTCAGTTGGATTGGATTTGACGAATTAACACAGTGGAATACGCCATTCGCTTGGGATTACATGCGTTCTCGTTTGCGTAGCACGGCAACAGATTTGCCAACCTACATGAGAGCAACTACTAACCCCGGAGGACCGGGACATGCTTGGGTAAAGAAGATGTTCATTGACCCAGCACCGTCAGGTAAAGCGTTTAACGCTACAGATATTGAGAGTGGTAAGACTTTGTGCTACCCTCCCAATCACTCCAAAGCGGGACAACCATTATTTAAGCGTAGGTTTATACCTGCGATGTTAACAGACAACCCTCATCTTTACGAGACGGGTGACTATGAAGCGATGCTTTTGTCGTTACCTGAGCATCAACGTAAACAGTTATTAGAGGGTAATTGGGATGTTGCTGAAGGTGCGGCGTTTCCTGAGTTCAACAGACAAATACATACTATTGATCCTTTTGACATACCTAGCAATTGGGTTAAATTTCGGGCCTGCGATTATGGGTATGGTTCTTATTCTGCTGTTGTTTGGTTTGCCTGTACTCCTGATGAACAGCTTATTGTCTATCGTGAGTTATATGTTAGTAAAGTCTTGGCAACTGATCTCGCAGATATGGTGCTTGAACTGGAAGCAGGCGACGGCAACATAAAGTACGGTGTATTGGATAGCTCATGTTGGCATAAACGTGGGGACACTGGGCCATCTCTTGCTGAGCAGATGATTTTAAAAGGATGCAGATGGAGGCCGTCAGATAGATCTGGAGGTTCTCGTGTTGCAGGTAAAAACGAACTACATAGACGATTACAAGTAGATGAGTACAGTGAAGAACCACGTTTAGTGTTTTTTAATACCTGTACTAACTTAATTGCACAACTACCTATTATTCCTTTGGATAAAAAGAATCCAGAAGATATTGATACAAAATCTGAAGATCACTTATATGACGCATTGCGTTATGGTATAATGAGCCGTCCTCGCTTTTCAATTTGGGATTATGATCCCGCCCACCAGAGGACATCTAACTTTGTCCCCGCTGACTCTAAATTTGGATATTAAAGATGGAAGAAGACGTTATTTTTGACGCTGAAACAGACGAGCAACTTGCGTTAGAGGATGTCACGAATTATTCTGACGAGACTCCTGAGTTGCAGTCTTTAGTTCGTTATGTTACAGAAAAATATCAAAAAGCGGAAGACACTCGTCGTCAAGATGAAGAGCGTTGGTTACGGGCTTATCGCAACTATCGTGGTATTTATGGCCCTGATGTTCAATTCACCGAAGCTGAAAAGTCTCGTGTATTTATCAAGGTTACCAAAACTAAAACATTAGCGGCTTACGGTCAGATTATTGATGTACTGTTTGCCAATCAAAAATTCCCAATATCAGTAGATCCAACAATTTTACCTGAAGGTATTCCTGAGTCTGTCAACTTTGATATGAATCCACAGGCATCTCCTGTGCAAGAAGGAAGCCTGTATGGTTTTGAAGGAGATGGAAGAGAGTTCCCTCCGGGAGCTACTGCTGATACTTTAAGGGAAATGAATCTCGGCCCACTGCAAACTAAACTTCAAGATATCGACAACTTGCAGGAAGGGCCGGGTCTTACAGCCACACAAATCACCTTTGAACCAGCTATGGTTGCGGCAAAGATGATGGAAAAGAAGATTATGGATCAATTAGAAGAGTCACACGCTTCTAAGCAATTAAGATCCACTGCTTTTGAAATGGCTCTGTTCGGCACTGGAATTATGAAAGGTCCATTTGCCGTAGACAAAGAGTACCCTAGCTGGGATGAAGAAGGTGAGTACGGGCCTATTATTAAAACTGTACCTACAACATCCCACGTGTCTGTTTGGAACTTCTATCCAGATCCAGATGCTAACAATATGGATGAGGCGCAGTACGTAATAGAACGCCATAAGATGTCACGTTCACAACTTCGTGCACTTAAAAAGCGTCCGTTTTTCCGCGCTAATGTCATTGACAGTGTGATTAGCTTAGGCGAAGGTTACACTAAAAAGTATTGGGAAGATGATCTCCGTGACTACACAACAGATTATGACATTGATCGTTTTGAGGTATTAGAATACTGGGGTACAATTGACAGTGAGTCATTAGAGCGTGCTGGCGTAGACATGCCAGATGATCTTGGTGAGATTGACGAAGTACAAGCAAATATTTGGTACTGCAATGGCCGCATCCTACGTGCTGTACTAAATCCATTTAAGCCTGCTAACATTCCATATTACGCAGTTCCTTATGAGTTAAATCCATACTCATTCTTTGGTGTAGGTATCGCTGAAAACATGGACGATACCCAGACGCTGATGAACGGTTTCATGCGAATGGCGGTAGACAACGCAGTCTTGTCGGGGAACTTGCTCATTGAAATTGATGAGACAAACCTAGTACCCGGTCAAGATCTCTCAGTGTATCCGGGTAAAGTATTCCGCCGTCAAGGTGGTGCACCGGGTCAAGCTATCTTCGGAACAAAGTTTCCGAATGTATCTAATGAGAATATGCAGTTGTTTGACAAAGCTCGTGTATTAGCGGATGAGTCAACAGGCTTCCCTTCTTTTGCACACGGCCAGACTGGTGTGGCAGGCGTTGGCCGGACAGCCAGCGGCATCTCTATGCTGATGAATGCGGCGGCTGGTGGTATCAAGACCGTGATCAAGAACGTAGATGATTACTTGCTCGCACCGTTAGGTAAAGCGATGTTCTCGTTCAACATGCAGTTTGACTTTGATCCTGCAATTAAAGGTGATCTAGAAGTCAAGGCTCGTGGTACAGAATCGTTGATGGCAAACGAAGTACGCTCACAACGTCTGATGCAGTTCTTGCAGGTTGCTTCTAACCCAGCCCTCGCTCCATTTGCTAAGTTCCCATATATTGTACGTGAAATTGCGAAGTCTATGGAACTTGATCCAGATAAAGTAACTAATAGCTTTGAAGAGGCGGCAAGACAACAAAAGCTGATGCAACAGAATCAGCCTCCTGCACCTGCGCAACCAGCAGGTGGACCACCGGGCGTACAAGACCCGACTGGAGCAGGAAATGGTAATATCGGTGTAGGACAAGCTCCTGTACCGGGTGAACAAGGATTTACAGGTAATGAGCAACCTCAACAACCAGCGGGAGAAGGTGGTCAGCCGCCTCAAACCCCTCTGCAGTAATAACAGACAATGGGAATCATTCTGCGAATACTTAGATATTTTAATATCAGATAATCACAGAAAGTTAGAACAGGCAGACGACATAGTATCAATACATCAAGCGCAAGGAGCTATTAAATCCTTACGCGCACTCAAATATTTAAGAGACGAGGCTTTATCAGATGGCTGATATGCAAATGGATGAAACAGTTAAACCTACGTATAACAAGCGTAGAAAAGGCTACACATTTAAAATGGATGGTATGGAAGTATTTGTTAAAAGCGAAGATGAAAATGCCGCTATTAAACAAATGCAAGAACTCTTAGAAAAAGAAGAAAAGAATGAAGAGTCAGAAAAGCATTCATTTGCAGATGGTGGCTTACTAGATGAAGGTGGCACTGTAGATCCTGTATCAGGCAATGATGTCCCGCCGGGTTCTACGCAAGAAGAAGTGCGAGATGACATCCCTGCTCAGTTAAGTGAAGGTGAGTTTGTTTTTCCTGCCGATGTTGTACGTTATATCGGCCTTGAAAACTTGATGGAGTTACGCCAAAAGGCTAAGCAAGGCTTACGTCAAATGGAAGCGATGGGTCAGATGGGCAATAGTGACGAAGCTACAATGTCTGATAACGAACCGTTTGAAGGTGACATTGATGCCTTAATTGATGAATTTGATCCTGATAATCCAGATACTTTTGAATTTAATTTAGGTGGTGTTGTACCGGGACAGTTAACTTCGTCTCAAACTACACCGATGTATCAACCACCTGCAACATTGCCATCTTTTACTTCTTTTGTCCAACAACCAGCACAGCAAGCGGCACAAGCTGTACAGCCAGTGGTTGAGCAGAAAGAATACATTGGACCTAATGGTGAAAGAATCACTATTCAATTTGTGAATGGCAATCCTGCTACTCCTATCCCTGAAGGATATAAACCTTTTGATCCGACAGCAGAACCTGCAACACCTGAAATTGCTAAGCCTGAAGTTGTTCCTCAATCAGACGAAGACCCAGAAGCAACTGCTCCTGAAGATCCTACAATGACGGCACTTTCTCAAATGAAAGAGTTGGGAATTGTTGATGACAAAATTATAGATTCTTACCGATCAACAGCTAAAAAAATAGGAATTGGTGCATTTTTTGCTGGACCTGCCGGTATTTTAAGTTCACCTGCCATCGGAGAAAGAATAAAATCAGGTACCCATGAAGATATAGCAAAAACTATGGGCATAACAAAAAATCAATTTGAAGATGCTTTCGTAGAGAAAAATGTCTTAGGTTTGACGGAAAAGTATAAAAATCTAGAGGAAATGAAAGCTCTTCAAGATTCCTACAAAGAAAGAAAACCGGCGTTTGATAGCAAATCAGATGAAGAAAAACAAGCACTGCAAGAAACCGCCAAAAAGTATGGAACTGCGGCTTGGTCTGAACAAACGGAAATGCTTAAAGAGCAAGACGAAGGCTTGTTTGATGATAATGACAATGAAGATACTGTACCTGATTCTACAGAGCAAAATGGCGGCGGATACGAGGGCTTTGGTGACGAACCCGGAGAGGATGAATTTAACAAAGGCGGCGTAGCCAAACAAAGAAAAAAGAAAGGTCTGGGTCGCCTTAAAACATAAGACCCATCATAACTGGCTACCTAACGCCCTAAAAAGCTACCGTTAGCCCCAGACAAAGGATGAAACAATGTCTACAACCACAACTGAAATGACTCAGAAAGTCGAACAAGTAAAAGTCGCATCTGGTTTTGCTAAGCGCAATGCTAATAAGAAGCGAATTGAAGATGAAGAAAAAGAACTCGCAGAGTTGTTGAGTGCAAATAATGAATCACCAGAAGAGCGAGAATCAACTACTGACGACGGTCCTGAACCTGAAGGCGCAGAGGAGAAGACCTTCAAGAAAAGGTACGGCGATTTGCGCAGACATGCGCAGAAGAAAGAGGAAGAGTTGCAATCACAGATTAATGAACTTAGACTGCAACTAGAAGCCTCAACTAAAAAAGAGATTCAATATCCCAAATCGGAATCTGAATTAGAAGCATGGATGGAAAAGTATCCTGATGTTGCACAGATCGTTGAAACAATTGCGATGAAGAAAGCACACGAGCAAGCATCTGAGTTTGAATCTAAATTCAAAGCGATTGATGAAATGAAGATGGAGGCTTTGCGTGAGAAAGCTGAAGCAGAACTTATGCGATTGCATCCAGACTTTGAACAGATTCGTAACACAGACGATTTCCATAATTGGGTTGAAGAACAGCCTAAGTGGGTTCAAGACGCATTGTATGAGAATGATGCTGATGCAGTATCTGCGGCTAGAGCAATTGATTTGTACAAAGCTGACATGGGCATCAAAACTAAAAAGTCATCGTCTAATAAAGATGCCGCTAAATCGGTTGGGGCACGTGGCGAGCGTTCTTCACCTGAAAGTGATGGCTCAGGTAAAGCAATTAAAGAATCTGATGTAGCTCGTATGAGCACACAGCAGTATGAGAAAATGCAAGATGAGATTGCTGAAGCAATTCGCTCAGGCAATTTTATTTACGATTTAAGTGGTTCAGCACGATAAAGGTGTTGACATTTAAAACTTTCTGGATATAACTATATACAGAACTGTGGCCCCTCTATGGATACCCACTAAATACACCCGAGATAAGACAAACCGTTATTCTGACTTCATGCCAGTCGTTAGAGTAGTGGGGAGTCTTATTTCACCTTCACAGAACACCCAAACTACGCAGGCCGTATGATCACTTTGGCCGGTGACTATACCACCCTGATGTTAGATGGCCTCTGGCGAAGTTACACATAACCTTAACCCTATGCTACATAAGGAGTGTCTCTCATGGCATTTACAAGCGCATCGGGCTATGGCAACCTTCCTAATGGTAACTTTAGCCCAATTATCTA